TGTGCCGGTCGCCGCTGGGACGTTGTGGGACGCGGCGATGCCGGGTCGGGTGATGGCGCGTCGGCCGTACGCTGGCGGGGCCCCGGAGGGCCCTCAGTGGTTTGCCACGGTCGCACCGGGCCTGATCAAGTTCGGGTCGGTCGACCGGGCGCGGGGGGTGCGACGTGCTGAGAAGCTCTCAAGGATCCGCGACCTGCGCGTCCGGTCGCTGGTGGGCTGGACGTACGCCACGGGCATGATTCGCGAGGCTGAGGCGTTCGCTGCCCGCTTCGGCGACCCGGCGCTGCTGTCACAGGTCCCGTGCCCTCTCGGCGACCCGCTGCTGCGTCCTGAGGCCCGCGCTCGGATCACCGAGTGGTCGACGAAATCGCAGCTGAACATGATGATGCGTCTCTCGACGCTCGACTACGGCGACATGCTGGGCGCGGGGATGCCCGCGATGGTGACGCTCACCTTGCCGAAGCACTGGCAGGAGATCGCTCCGGACGGGCGGACGTGGAAACGACTCGTCGGTCGTTTCGTGAAGCGGTACGAGCGGGCGTGGGGCCCGCTGTCCGCGCTGTGGAAGATGGAGTTCCAGGGTCGCGAGGCGCCGCACGAGCACCTCCTGATGGTCCCGCCTGAGGGCTACGCGCTCTGTGACCGGTTCTCGATCGGTACCCGGGCGCACGTCTGCGGCCGGACAGGACTCCCTTACTGCACAAGGGAATGTCGTCTCCCGTGGCGCGAGTGGTTCGCTGAGTCCTGGTCGGCGGTCTGCGCCCGCACGGTCGAGGAGTACGTGCGCATGGTCCTGGTCCACGCGCACCCGAAGGCCTGCCAGGATTATGCGGAGGGCCTCCGCGCGTCGGACCCGAAACGGGTCGCCGTGTACTTCCTCAAACACGGCATCATGCGTAACAAGGCCTACCAGCACATCGTCCCGAGATCGTGGCAGGGCGAGGGCAAGGGACCCGGCCGGTTCTGGGGCTACTGGCGCATTGACCGCGCTGACCGCCCGGTGCCGATCACGTCACGGCAGGCCGACGACATGGTCCGGGCGTTGCGCAAGTGGGCCCGCCTTGAGCGGCCCACCCGGAAGGTCCGCGTGTACCGCTGCAACCGCACGACGGGCAAGGTCCGCTACCGGACCGTGACACGACGAAACCGGCCCCTCCCCAGAAAGGCCGGTTTCCTCGTTGTCAATGACGGCCCCGCGGTCGCGATCATGTTGTCAGCGGTGCTTAGGACGTGAGGTCCAGCACCGGCAGATGCGCGAGTGACGACATCCACGACGTCACGCGTGCCATCTGTTGCACTGGCTCGCCGAATCGTAGGAACGTGCCGTCGCAGCTGTCGCAGCCCATGACGGCAGCTCGCCGCATCCGTCGCTCGGAGTTGACTCGCCCCATGTGCGCCCACTTGCCGCGCGCCTTGGCCTCGTAGACGAGCTGCGCCGCGTGGCGGCCGGTCTTCCACGTGTCGTCGCCGCCGATGAATACCGCGTCGATCCGGTCCCAGGGCATTGGGAGCGATTCCTGACCGTTTTGGAGCACGTACGCCACTCTGTAGCCCATGTTTGCTAGGGTCGAGAAGTAGCTAGCGGACCGCTTGGCGGTCGCTGCGGCGTCGCAGACGACGTCCGGTGCCACGGCGAATAGGCACTCTGCGCGTGCGGAGATCGGGCGGCTGCCGAGCCATGTCAGCCACCGGGACTCGTTGAAGGCCGCGCTGAAGCACCCGTTGTCTGCGGCCCAGCAGCCTGGGCGGTTCTGACTCGCGGTGAAGGATTTTTCCGTCCACATGAGGCCGAGGTCGTGCCTCGGCAGCTCGGCGCGCAGCGCCGGTGTGCTGACTCCGGATAGGTAGATCATGGCCGTTTCTCCTTCTGCCAAAGGGAATCGTGCTGGGCGGGTGCGCCGCCGTTCTTGCGGTGCACCTGCGTAGCAGGCGCCCCGTGACCGCGGGCTGGAGGAGTCAAGGGCCGTCGAGCGCACGGCTCGCAAGCATGGTGCGGAGCACCGTCCGGTACCGGGCTGGGAGGGGTCATCCCTTGATGCCGTAGGCCTGTGGGCGCAACTCCTAGCGCGGCCGGGACTCGGAGCGTCGCCATTCACCAGCACGGTGCCCGCATCTGCTCTTCGAACGGTACGTGGGTGCAGCGCGGCTAACCGGAGGGTCTGCAGGCGTCGGCAGGCCCCTCGGGCGCGCCGGCGCAGGTCGATCTCGCCGGCTCCGCGGTTCTGTTTTCGAATAACAGGGCAGCGGTTCTGTTTTCGAATAACAGGGCAGCGAATCCGGGTAATAGAACAACGCGAGCGCGAACATAACGGAAATGTAACAAACGGAGGCAGGCCGTCGTTGGTCTTGAATCCGGCGTGAAGATCAAGAGGACCCGGCGCACCCCGCTTGTTCTGTGCGCCATAACTTCCCGGCAGGTAAACGCCCGACAATGCCCGGTTTGAAACGCAAGATTCGCGCAAGACCCGGCGTGTCCGGCCCTGAGTACTTGACCCGGTTAAAGATCTCGTGAGAGAAAGGCCGGGTAGCGCACCCGCCGCACGCACGCGGCCTCGGTGCTGGGGATAGGCCCATTGGCAGATGGAAGGAATCCAGCGTGAAAACACTCCTGTCGGGAATCGTCGTCGAAACGGAACGTAACGACTGGTCGTTCAACGGCCGGTCCGGTGTCGCGTACGCGGTGATGGTCCGCACCGAGGGCTCGCGCGCCTCGGAGTCGGCCACCCGCGTGAAGGTGTCGGCCGAGCAGTACGGCCAGTACGGCGAGGGAGATCATGTCGATTTGCCGGTCGACATCTTCGCGAACACCGTGGAACGCTCGGGGGTGATCACGGGCGCCAAGCTCTCGGTGCAACTGTCGCCCGAGTACGTCTACGTCCGCTCCGCGCACGGACTCAAGGCCGCAGACAAGGCCTCGTGATCTAACGGGGCCCCGGCAGGCTGGCAGGCCTACCGGGGTCCCTAACCCGCTCACCGGAACGCACTCCGACAAGGGGCTAGTCGTGAAATCTACGGCACGGCACACGATCAATCCGCACCTATGTGCGGCCGCTGCGTGGTGCCCGTGACCACGTACACGCTCGACTCGGACCAGTACGGGACCGTGATGATCGCGCTCGCGCTGATCGTGCTCCTGCTGGCCATACAGACGATCAACGGCTGGCGTCGATGACTGCCGCGCTGGTGATCGGCAAGGCCTTCGACGAGACGCTACCGGGCCGCCGCTGGATGGCCGTGTGCCGCTACTGTGGCCAGCCGGTCTACGGACCTACCAAGGACGTTACGCGCGCTCGCGTCGCGGGCCACCACGCAAACCCCCGCGTCGCTATCCAAGATCCACTCCTCTCTGGCCCCGCGTGATGGACACGGGCTCGGTTGACATGCTGACCGCCGGTGGCGCGCTCCTGGTTGCTCTCGCCCTGGTCGCTTGCTGGAACCTGTTCAAGAGGCTTGTGTGACTGCCGTCGACGCGATCCACATGGTCATGATCGCCTTCGCTATCGGCCTCTGCATCGGCATCATCGCCGCGGTGCTCACGTGATCGCGTCACTCATTATTGCCGCCGCCGAAGTCATTCTCTTCGCGCTTGGCTACAAGGCATGTCGGCGCGACTGGTTCTACGTCTTCGGCCGCAAGATCAGCGCGGTCGTCACCGAGTTCGAACGTCGGTCCGCGCTGCGGTCGACCCGGAGCACGATAGGGGGTGAATCGCATGAGTGATCCCGTGACCACGGTCCTCACGTCCAGCACCACGGACCTGCAGACCGAGCTCCTGGCCGCTGGTGGCACGGCCATCGGCATCGGCGCGGTGGTGTTCGCACTCCGCAAGGGCTGGAAGTTCTTCCGCTCCATGATCTAGGGCGGGGGTCCTCCCCAGAACGCGCGCGTGCCCGCCGACTCGATCCCGGCGGGCACGCGCTGCACTCAACGATAGGCGCTCCTGTAAGGGGAAACGCGATGCGAGGCGTACTGATCGCAACATCAGCCGAAGCGGCATTCGCTATCGGCTTCGGTGTCGGCTGGCTCCTGAGCCTGGCCTGGTAATGAAGCTCCGCTTCAGGATCGCCGCGACCGTCGCCGCCGTGGCGTTCGCCATGACCGGCGCTGGTGTCGGCGCGGCGGCAGCCGAGGTGCCGCTGACGCACGGTGTCCTCGCGGCGTTGCCGGTTATCCCGCTGCCGATCACGATTCCTGGCGGGACTGCGGGTACCACGGCGGTCGATACGTGCACGAATCCTGAGTTGGGCTGGGCCTGTGCGGTCGGCGTCGGGTACGGCGCGTACGAGGGAACGTGCTACTTGCTCGGGCAGGTGTTCAAGGGTGGCTCGTGCAACGTCGGCACTGCCTGGAATAACGTGGAGCACTGGGTCGGCAACCTGTTCGGTAGTAGCGGCGACAACGAGAATATCGCGGTCGGCACTGTGACTATGACCGATATTAATAACGTCGTGACGACAGACCCGACGCAGGCTGCGCACGTTAAAGTCCAGTCGCCGTTAGGAAGTGCTGGCGATGTCATAAAGCTGCGGTGTGCCGCGCCCGGTCTGGCCGATATCACGGGCTACGCGATTATGCATACCTCCACGGTTTCGGACGGCACGACCGCTCTGTCGGCCTCGTGCTACGGGTCGACGGGCGTCAATTTTCCAGTCACGGCCGGTTGCACGTCGGCAATCCCCGGCTGCATTCCGGGCACGTCGCTGATGCAGGTAGTGCAGTCACCCGCACCGGCGGACGTTTACAAGCCGGTTGAGTACTGGGCGATGACACCGGGGCCCGTCGCCGCCGCGCCGTACGTGCTTCCGACGACGTTGACGACACAGGGGCACTGGAAGTATGACGCTAGCCCGAACGCGCCGTGGACGTTGACGTATACGACGACGTGCAAGCTCGGTACGGCGACGGCGACGCAGACGCAGACGAACGTCTTCACTCCCGCGCCGAATAGCGCCCCGCCGGACATTATTCCGGCCGATTGCAATACCATTCTCGCGGGTTCGCATATTGATAAGGTCCGCATTGTCGGTGGGCGAACCGGCGGCACTACGCTTATTGACATCACGACCAACACGTTCACCACCCCGGCGAAAACGTCTTACCCGCTGTGCACCGATAACGCGCCGGTTACTGGGTGCTGGTTGGATTTGAAGAATAACGGCGTGTCGTGCTTCACGTCAGGCACTTATTGCGCGGCGTGGATGACGCACGAAAGCACGATGACGTGCAACTGGGGTCCGTACACGATGGCGATCTCGGTGTGTGAAGCGGCGTACGCGACGACGTTCGACTTCGAGGTCCAGTCGGACCCGAACCCGACTACGACGGCCGGGGCTGGTGTGAATCCGCTGCCGACCAGCGGGGTCAACATCGACCCGAAGACCGGCACGACGAGCACGACGACCACGGCTCCGGCAGCGGATCCGTTCGACAACTCGGCCAACTGCCTCGGCGGCATCTGGTCGTGGAACCCGGTTGACTGGGTGTACGTGCCGGTCAAGTGCGCGTTCCTGTGGGCGTTCGTGCCGGATACCGCGACGATCACGGCGGCGAAGACGACGATGAGTAATGCCCTGACGTCAACGGGGATCTCGGATTGGTTCACGTCGGTTGGCGGCATTGTCGGCGGCCTCGGCGGCACCGCGGGCGGCTGCGCAGGACCGTCCGTGACGTTCCCGCTGACAGGGACGGTCATGCACCCGTTCTCTGCCTGTGCCGAGCCGATGGCGACGGTGGCGAGTATCTGCTACGCGTTCACGTCGGTGACGGTCGTCGTCCTGGGCGGCATCGCGGGCCTGCGCGCTCTCGGCGCCGGGTTCGGGTTCAACTTCGGTTTCGCGAACCACGTCACGAGTAGCGACACGTGAACGCCGAGCTGATCGCCAGCGCCTGGGCCCTGTTCTGCCTGGCTGCGCTGTGTGTGTCCCTCGCTGTCGGACTGTTCGGGCTCGACTGGCTGCGCGAACGGCGCACTAAATGATCACGGGCACGATTCTGACGATGCTCGCCTACATTGGGTCCAGTTTGCTCGGCATCCTCCCGCACATCAGCGTCCCGTCCTGGTTGGCCGACAACGGCTCGGTCGCCAAGGTGTTCCAAGCCGCCGGGTCCATGGGCGCCTGGTTTCCCGTCGCGCTCGTTACCACGATCCTGGCCTCGCTCCTGGTGATCTGGGCGGCGTCCTTTGCGATTAAGACCGTCCGCATTGTCGTCTCGGTGCTGACCGGCGGCGGCGGGTCGGCCGCATGATCGGGGCCGTGGCCGTGTTTGGCCTGTTCCTGTTCCTCGGGTGGCGCGCCAAGCGCGCACTGAAGTGGCTCGCAGCCGGTGCCCGCCCGACACTCGGGGTCGGGTACCGCTGCTACGCGGCAGCATCGAACACGTACGTGAAAGTCCTTACACGCAAAGGGGAGACTCAATGAAACGGATCATGCTGATTGTGATCGGACTGGCCGTCCTCTGGGGGCTGGGTCGCAACATCGTCGCCAACCCGGCCAGCGGCTTGATGGGCCTCGTCGTCCTGCTCGGCTTGGGCTACGTCCTCCGCCTCGCGTGGCCGCGCTTGGTCGGCAATGTCCGCGGTTTTGGTCTCCCTCCCGTGTCGATCTTCCGGCGCGGACGCCATACGTCAGGCGACACGCTGTGATCGGCGCGGAGTCGCGACTGTCTCCGGAGTGCGGCCAGCACTGCGGCACGAAAGACGGCCTGACCGGCCACTGCGCCTGTCCCGTGTGTCACGGCAGGCCCCCGAAGTGATTCCCCATCGTCTGGTCGCGGGGGACGGGCAGTCAGAGAACGCCCGCCGCCGCCGCAGGTTGTACCCGATCCAGTTCTTCACGGGCCGCAACGGAGCGGGCAAGTCGCTGTGTGCCGTGTACGACACGCTGCCCACGCTCGACGCGGGTCGCCCGGTCCTCTCGACTGTCCGCCTTCTCGATTTCCGGAACTATCGCCCGTGCGAGGACGCGCCGTGCGACGACGCCGTTGGCCACCGCGAGGGCCATATGCAGCGTCACCCGCTCTACGTCCCGTTTACCCGGTGGGAGCAGCTCCTCGGCTGGTCCTTCGGCGACGTGCTGATGGACGAGATCACGGGTGTCGCGGACTCGAACGAGAACGCAGCGTTGCCGCACGTGGTCGGCGACTTCCTCTCGCAGATGCGCCGGACGGACGTGTGCGTCCGCGTCACGGGCTTGGCGTGGATGAACGCCCACGTTCGCCTTCGGCGAGCGGTGCTGGCCGTCACGCGCTGTCAGTCCTCGCTCCCGGTCCCCGCGCGCCAGCTGACGGACGAGCAGCGCGTCTGGCGCCCGAGACGCCTCGCCAAGTGGGTCACGTACGACGCGAAATCTCTCCCGACCGATGATCACTCGGAGGCGATGTACGGCAAAGCAACCGTCATCGTCAAGGGACGGCACTGGATCCCCACGTCCCTGGCGCTGAAGGCTTACGACACGTACGACTCCGTGCTGACGGTCGGCACGGTCACCGACGCCGGACGCTGCGCTCACTGTGGTGGCTCGCGGCGCGCCCCAGAGTGCTCGTGCTCGGACTATCTCGCCGACCGGGCAGAGCGGGACCGGGTGCGCGCGGAGCGCCGCTTGCGGCGCGAGCACGGGCACGGGGCCGGTGCCCATCGGCAAGATCACGAATCTCGAGAAACGGCAAACGCATGACGACTTATGACTTGGTGCGGCTCGGCATGACGGCAACGTTTCTGGTGCTCGCTGTGGCGCGCTTCCGCCGTTACCGGTCCAACCGTCGATAGCGTTCGTTAACGCCAAGCGCCGCCCGGGAAAGGGGCGGCGTCGGCACTCACCAAATTGGAGATAGGCGCTCCGTTGGCAGTCACCACGATACAGCCGCTCGCCCAGGCCGTCGATGTCGACGCGCTGTTGGTCTGGTCGCCGTCGATCCCGCCAGCGTGGGC